CTCATAGTTCTCGCAATCAATTGTGCAATCACGCTCACGACGGGCTGGTTTGCCTCTACGAGGGACAAATCCAAGAGAGCACTCCAACATACCCTCTTCCTCTTCAGTGATCTGGCGGGTAAGGCTCTCTTTGAATGTCATTTTAACCTTCGTGAAGAGGGGATTAGAAACTACGCGAACACAGTAACTGCGTAGTTTGCCAATGCAACCGTTCCGGCAGTGTTCGGGTGCGTGCCGTCCGTTGTCAGTGACGTATCTTTCCACGTTCCGACTGATGCCGCCTCGTCCGAGAATAGGCCGGCAATGTCGAATACACCACAAAACCCGTTATCGCGCAGAGTCCGTGCATAGGCATTTATCTCCTTAACATGCGCGTACATCACCCCAGTCATGCCAGTGACTGACTGAAACGTAGCCAACCAAGGTCGAACGCCATACTTACGACAAGTGTCGACAAATAACACGATCTGGCCTTTTAGCCTGTTTAGATATTCGGGGGTTCCATAATCTGCATCAGTCGAGTCATTGACAGATACGATGTTAAACATCGCATCATCGAGTACGTCTCCAGCATTGATACGGGCTATTGCGCGACTTAAGCAAACTGACGTTTTGCTGCCCGGCATTGAATTGTTAACAAACTGAGTTACAGACAACCCGGTATTGAGTAGCGTTTGAGCACGATACGCCCATCCAAGTTGTACACCGTCAGCTTGTCCTGCCAGCGTAGATGCACCAAACAAGCCGATTTTTCGGATTTGCTTGCTAGAATATCCAATGATAGATACTGGCGGTAGCGCGTCAATTGAGGTTTGGCCTAAATAAAGTGACGTATCGGCCACAGCATCAACACCGGTAAGATACGATGACAAGAACTTATTTCCCGATAGAGTCCCACCAACCACACCACCCGGTGGGTTAAACCGCGTATTGTTGGCAACAGCACAATAAGTTCTTACTGCCAGGATTGTTCCACCACTGTAGTCTGCACTCGGCGTAAACATCACGTCCGAATCAAGGATTCCCTCAGTCCATTGAGGCGACACCCCAGACCCGGCTGGGATAGTCCCGGTAAGGCTACCGCCAAACGTTGGCTTATCCCACGTCTCCGCGTTGTAAACCCCACCCCCAAGTGCTGACAGGGTTACTACGGCCACTTTGTAGTCCACTGCTTGCGTATGGGCGTTGTGTACTCGGACCCGGTACGCGTCCCACTGAACGCCGGGAAGCAGGTAAACCCCGTGTCGGCAAATTAATGGGGTTGGGGACAATGCCATTACCCCAACAGGTCGGATTTGCGTTTCCGACCTCGACGAAACCAATGCAACTCCGATCTCATTTGCGCCGACGTTGAGTTTTCCCACCCCCCCGGTGACAGGATTAGTTTCTGCCTCTACTAGTGGATTACCGTTCTGATAAGCTTGTATTTCCCCGCTAGCCTCCTCCCATACTTCAAAAGACTTACCATCAAAGCGGTCTTTCAAGGCGGACAACAATGTACGAACTCCCATCTGTATTACTCCTAAAGTGATTTATTACCTTGTAATAGTTTGAAGGCGTAACCGGCGTAGAGCGTTACAGTTCCCTGCACTGCCGCAAGTATAGCAGTGACCTCCAGGCCACTTCGCCCGCTGGCTGCAGCGAAATCCATGCTCCACTGGGTGACCCAAATCATCATCCACGTCGCTATCGCCGTTATCACAGTACTCCTCACACGATACTTGTTCAGCAATTCGTCCATGGAGCATTGTCCCCTCACTAAGGCATGAAAACCCGGTTCTTAGACAGCGGCGCACGTGTAGTCCAGTGACTCCACCCAACGGTCTTAGATGGGTGTTCCAAGTAGATGCCACAAGTCTTCAGCTTATCTTGATTCGCCATACACCATGAATCGATCAACCCTTTAGGGTCATACCGATCCACTGCGAAACCTTCTTTATGGGCAGAAGCAGGGGCACCGATCTTACAAGACTGTGGGCGAAAGCCCCCGTAAGTTTCACCACTCACACCTGACCTAGTAGCTGGATTGTCTGGAAACTCAACCCCGTCTGCAATCGCGAGCTTTTCCAGCTTCCAACAAGCCACCAAGAGTTCGGCGGCATTCAATTGACGTGCGTCCGTCCAGTCAGGTGAATGCTCATACAACCCAACATACTGTGCCATTGTGATCATGATTTCACCGTCAAGAAGGCTTTCACGTAACTGACAATCTCATTCCACGTGGCTAAGCACAAAAACCCCAGGAAGGCGATCAAGGCCCAAGTAACAGTAGACTCGCTAACTTTGCGCATCATAGCGGCACGCGAATTTGCCTTTTCAATCAAAGCATCCACGTAGGATGCCCGTGCCTTGATACCTGCTAGCCCACCAACTGTCTCTACTGCGGCAAGAACAATATTCTCTCGCTCGGTGTGATCAATCAGGGTTGCCTTAATCTCGTTCATGCAGTGGAGCATAAACTTATCAACTTGGCGCCGATCAGCGTCAAGTATGATGTCAATTTCTTCGTCGGTGTAGGTTGCTTTTAAGGTTTTTTCTTCTTCAGCCATGTTCTTTACTCAGACAGTGTAGATACAGCTCCGATGGGGTTGCCTTGAGAATCACGTTCCAAGGTAGTGCGTCGTGGCTGATTCAATGTCTGAATCGTAGCTTGGAGTCCCTGCACTACCGCTGTGAGGGCGTCATTTGTTTTTGCTTGACTGATCTGACCAAGAAGATCCTGCATCTTCTCAACGTGAGGTGTCAGGTCAGGCTGTGCTTCTTGCTGCGGTTGATTCATTTGTTGCTGAATCTGCGCAAAACCTTCTTGCATCGCGAGACGCATCTTGGTTTCATTATCATCTCTGTTCTTAAGCAGGTCAGTCATCTGTTTCTGCTGGTTATCTGCTTTGTTGTTCATCAAGTCAACTTGTGCGGTGAGCTTATTGTTCTGCTCTTCCATCACAACACGCTGACGCTCAATTGCTTGGTCGAACATCTGCTGCATCTGGTCAAGCTGGAATTGTGCTTGCTCCAGCTGATTCTTGGCCTGCTGTTCAGACTGCTTGAGTCCGAAGGTTGCCTGATCCATCTGTGCCTTGCGATCAGTGTCCATCTTGGCGATCTGGATACTGGCCTGGATCTCAGGTGGCATTGGCGGTTGTGGCATCTTCGCTTGGATTTTTTGCTGCAGCTCGGCAATAACACCCATCTCTTCGGCAAACTTCTGTACAATCACCTTATTAGTTGCATTGATAGCAGCCGCTACGGCCATATCAGGTGAAGCAGCTTGTGGCATACTTTGTACCTGCTGCATCACTAGCGACTGCTGATATAGATTGATGTGCTCTTGAATATGTTGTAGAATACCCATCAATGGAGGCCCTGGCATGAGCGGATTCTCAATAACCATGGGGCTCATCAAATAAAACATATGGGCATGTATATGCGCATCGTGGTCTTGCGGTAGTGCTGCCTTAATTGGCAAGCCCTGCAAGGCAGCCATATGCTCACTCATGGCATCGGCAGTTACCGGCTTTGGCGGTAATGGCAGCACCTCATCAATATTGTCGATGCGCATCTGCTTGAGCATACGCCGGCGCAGCGCAATCTTATTCCACGGGATGCTAGGGTCTTGCGCATCCTGTATTTGCATCTGGTTTAGCGACTGATTTTGCGCATACCGCTGGGCTTCAGAGAAGATAGCGGGGTCAGATACTGGGATAATATCCAGCGAGCCTTTGAAGTCATCTCGGCGAATGATCAGCTTACCAAGGTCCTCAACCTCCTCTTCATCGTTCAACCATGTTGCATTGATACGGCAGAGAATTTTTAGAGCTCGCTTTTGGCTCTCATGCAGGCGGGCATGTATGGCGGAGTAGATTGTGCTGCCTTGCTCAATCATTGCCTGCGTTGTACCTACTGGCGTGCGATCACCGGCATTCTGTATCGCATCTTCAGCAGTGCGTACTACGCCCTTGGCGGCGTCTGTCAGCCACCCAAGCAGTTGGAACAGAATAGGTGAAGGCGGATTAAACGGCATTGGCATCAACAACTTGCGGATGTCATCCACGCCTGCTGGCGCATCGAGTTCGCTGACACCTGTAGCATTGACTGTAATATTCTGGCCATTAGTGCCATTGCCTTTAAGCTTAATCAGCCCAGGCAGGTTGTTAATGTGTGCAGAGTCCAACAACGCGCGCAATGACCCGGTTGCAGCGGCGCTTAGGGAGCCGATGAGTTGTGGAAAGCCAATCGCATAGGCTCCACGCCATGGAATGAACTTCCACTCGACCAACCAGTCTAGCTTTTCAAAAGTCTCATCATCCTCTTGCCAGTTACGATAAATGGCAAGAACTTCTTCGGAGTACTGGTCAACCGTGATGATATAAGGCGCTGGGTCATTACTGCTGTGCTCATCGCCGACATCTTCCCAGAGGTAAATCTCGTAGATATCCCGCAAACCATCTTCATTGTAGGCATCTTCTTCCTTGCCTTCAATTTTATCGTTGGCTATGGCAGATGCAGTCTTTTCTGGTGTTGAGCCAACTGACGATAGTGCTACATCCCTGTACAACCCAGACCGTACACGCTTTTCAAACTCTTGTTGCGTAACATGCTGGACATGCGTTACCCGCTGCGCTGTGTAAAACGATGTCGCAGCATAGGGTATCAGAATATCGTCAATCGGGACGAACTCGCTAGTCGGTCGATTGAAACGTGAGTCATACCAGAATTTTTGGAACTGACTGCCGCCGAGAGGTAGCTGTGTGAGTAGCTGCTCAAGTTCAGAGCGGTACTCCTGCATTTGCGTGGTTAGCTGCCAGTTTAGGTAGGTGCGCTTACGCTCGGCCCTATCTAGCTGCATCTCTGACATGCCGCCAATAGTCGCCGTCTTAACTGGGCCTTGTGGCGGGAAGAGCTCTTTAATAGCTCTAGCGTTGAACTCTACACAGGCTTCAGCGAGTACAGGGTGCACAACATCGGAGGCGCCCTCAAACTCAGCACCCCCAGGCGCGTCATCGCCCATACCTGTGCGGCGCAGGCCATCTTCATACTGCTTATCACGCTTGGTACGGGCCTGCTTATCACGATCGACTGCCTCAATGAGGTCAGCCGCCAAGCTCTTTAGGAACTTGTTATCAAGTGTTAGTGCAAGATTATCTTGGAAATTAGACTCCACTGCCTCAGCCGCAGGATCAACGATGTCGACGCTGCCATCCTCATTCTCAATGATTCCATCGATGGGCAGGTCTTGATCTGTAATTGGATCCATGGGCCTTATTTCCTCTTAATACGCTAATTATACGGTGATTTATACAGAAGTACACACTTTTAGTAGCCATGGAGCTTAAGAATGTCGTCATTAATTACGCCACCCTTCGCCATAGCTTTAGACTTGCAGCCACAAGGTTTCATTTTGGGCGGCAGTGGTGTAATTTTACCGCCTTTGGCAAAATTCATGTCCCAGTCCTTGCCCACATTGATACCTTTGGACTTGTAGTACTTTGCCAAAGCCCCATTTGCTGCTGTTGCATGCGCAGGGCCTTTAATTTCATTGAGCAGGGCATTAAAAGTCCCATTGACAAAGTCTTCAGACCCGGGTTCCTCCGCCATAATGCCTGAAATATAGGCTGGTTTGCCAGTTTCTGGCGGCGCGATCGTAGCCCATCCCCTTTTATTCTTGGCACTGGGTAGTACCTCAAAGACTTTACCGCCATTTTCCCAGTTATAGAGGTAGTCAGCGGTCAAATCAGGTATTGATGCACCTTTACCCAGCAATTGCTTACCACGTACATCCTGCACGCGGGACAGATCACTGACCTGCTTGTGGAAATCATCATAGTTCATGATTTGCCGAAGCGCACTAGTAGGCGCAGTGATCGCAGATGGGCTGTGGCCACGTAGTAAGCGCTGAACACCTCGTGTTGCAGTCAAAGCTTTCGGTACTTTGGCAAAAGACACGGCATTGCCTGGGTTGAGCAGGCTCGCCGCCAGGGCTACTTGGTCATATGGACCTTCCAAGCGGTTGTCTGACTCCTCTGAGCCGCCAATTGAACGTGAAATTGCGTTAGCTGCCTGCCTAAAACGACTAGGTGACTTGACACCACGCAGCGCATCCAGTCCCATTTCAGCGGCATCAGTGACTAACAGCGGCGCGGCAATGGTTTGCCCTAGACCAAGTTTCCAGTCACCCATGGACTTGACTGCATCTTCCATTGAGCTATACGCTGGGTCTGCACTCGAAGCACTGAACTCTGGCGGTGGTGTATATAACGAAGAGGGCATTTCAGCCATAACTTCATCGATTGCCGACAGTTTGCGCGCTGCAATTGCGTCCTCACGACGACGAGCAGCCATCATACGTTCGCGTGATTCGTTATAAGCCTGATCAGCACGTGCTGCATTATTTTCATCGACCTCGTTGCCGTATAAAACATCATCCGGCGTTACTGTCAAAGTGAGTGGTTTCTTTGGATTTATGTTAATTAAGCCACCGGAGGCAAATCGATTCTCATCCCAGTCATTAATTTGGCGTTGTATTGCCTCTTCAGCATCGCCTGACGGGCGTTTAGCTAGGCGACTCAGGCCGCCAAGAATTTGACCGCCGCCTGCATAGTTGCTTTGACGGCTTGGCGACATTAGCCTCTTGGTGACTTCTTCTGGAGTCAACTTATTTTCGTAAGCCTCAGACATTAGGCTACCTTCAACTTCGCCTGCGTGAAGCTTATAGACCATCTCAGTCAGCTTATCAATATTATCAGGTTCTAGGAAGCTTGGACGGTCTTTACCATTATTTACGCGCATAACAGGAGAGTTGCTCAGTGCTTTAGTGGCCTGCTCCAGCTTAAACTGCAGCATTTTCAGCTCTTCAGGGTCTGTGGAGGCTTTTATTGCTGCATTTAAGTTCCCCACGCTTTTCCGTAAATTTGCGTAATTACCAACTTGCTGCCTAGCTAGCGAAAAATTTGCACCTGGGGCAAAGCCTTCTGTGCTCTGCACTGGGTGGTGTGCGAGTTCATGCACTATATTAGGCATACGTCCATTAGCATAAACGCCTTGAGGCCTTTTATTAAGCGCTAGTACATTTTTAGAAGCATCCGCGTAGCCTCCAACACCTTCAGGAAGTAGCTCTGGCTTTAGCTGCATAGTTTTGACTTGTGGGTAAGCCTCTTTAAACTCATCTGGTAAGCTAATAACATCCAACAATTTCTGTGGAGCCTTAGGTACTTCAAACTCTGGATTATGGTATGGCAACACAGTCCTTGGTTTACCGTCAAACCCAGTCCAGATACCAGGTATACCTGCTGCTGACTTCATCTGCGCGCCATCAAGGCTTGCGGCGCGTTGCTCAGCCATGAGCATCTTAACTACTTCGTCAAGTCCAGCCTTGGAGGCGCCTTTAAGCCCTAATAGCAAACTAGCACCATGTTTTGCCAGTGGGCTGATAATAGCTCCGCCGCCTGCATACCCTTTGCGCTTGCGCGACTCAAGCAGCGCTTTGAGCTGCGCGTCTTGGCGTTGACGTTGCTGGAGCGGTGTTTCACCGGTAGTGCTTCGTTGGTCTTGCGCGGCACTGGACCCACTCTTGTAGTTAGGGCCTTGCAAGCTTGGCGGCGGAGTTTTTCCACCGAAGTCTTCAGCAGTATATGCGCCTGACTCAATAAGTGCTTGGCGTTCACGAGGTCCAAGAAGCTGTGTGGGTCCAAATAGTGGCATGTTAGCGTCCTTTACAATTAACTACCAAGGTTTATCTGCAACTTCAGGGCCCAACTCCATATCGACAATGCGGGGTGTTTCGTCGTTATACATTACGTAGTTAAACTTAGCAGGGTCGAAAGCATAGTTAGTATTTAGCCCGCGTTTACTATTTGCTAAGAACATGGCTCCAGGTACCCCTCTCTCATTCAAGCCTTTAGAAAACGCATTTTGCGTGGCTTTATTACTTGGCAAATTACGCCCCCATAGCTGCAGAGGTGTAGCACTGTCATTCAGTAGCTTATCACGGCTCGCAAGATTTTCATATACCTCTTTGAATGCATTATATACGTCAGGTAAGTCCTCTTTTATCTCGCCGAGAGGCATATCGAGTGGTAGTAATGTACTTGGTGATGCACCCACCTCTACCGTGTAGAGTGCGCCTCGCTTTAGCTCGGCTTTAGGGTTTTTAGCCAAAGTCTCCTCTTGCAGCTGTTTAAGGGCTCCTACTTTTGGCTCTAGGGCTTTGTTTATGGCAATCTTTTTTATTCTATTGTATAGGTTGTTAATACCGCTGTACTGCATAACGGCTTCTTGCGTTATATTTTCTCCAAGCTCAGGGTGTTCAGCTGCATACTCAGCCAAAGTTTCCATAGTGGCTTTTGCGATATGCCTGTCAAAAGCTCTATAGTACTCTTTTTTGACCTTTTCAGGTAACTGGTTTACAATTGGGTTTACACTCCATACACCATTAGTATAGCCTTGGGTTGCCTCACCTGCTTGTAACTCAGGTAGACCATTTGTCCTTAGGTAGTTATTTACCCACTCTTTTCTATAACCCTCTAATATTTGACTTCGTCTGTCCAATGTACTTAGCGGTGCTGCAGTATTCTCATCTACTTTGGCATTAAACACAACGCTTCTGTCAAGTAATTTGTCTACTGCTTTAGACTTATCTGCCAGTGCTTTAAACTTTGTCAAATTTTCAGTTGTGTAAAGATCGGCAGGGTCCGACGTCATTATGGCATTATGGAGTTGTCTGACAACCTCCGGCGTAAAGTCCTCTAGTTCGCCATTAGGCTTAATAAACCCCATATTATCTGACTTCCAAGCTTGTCTAAACTTTTTAGGGTCTAGCAAACTAGCTAATGCCTTGTTTGGTGCAGTCTTTTCCTGCAACGCCAGCTTTACAATAGTCGTCTGCTGCGCAGGTGTTAGGTCTAGTCCTTCAACTTGGAGACTGTCATTTGTGTTAAACAAGTGGTTTTTTACAGCCTTTTCAGCCATTTTACGCGCATTAGCATCATATCCGTTATTACTTAAAATATCACGATTTAGCGCGCCTACCAGTTTATCCCTATAGTGCACCTTTGATATTTTTGGGTTACCAGCTAAGTAATGCCCTCTAGTAAACGCCTGCACACCTTCGCCGGAGTTAATTTTGTCCCATTTAAACGCACCTAAGGCGTTATCTGGCTCTGGGGGAAACACGTGTGGCGTGCCATGCGCCGCTAAGAACTTATCAATTAGCTTTAGCGAGTCAGTAAATTTACTAGCCTCAGCATCAGATGAGTACATTGAGCCTAGACTTGCACCCAGCATACCTGCGCCAGTAGCTAGTGGTTTAAAGTTCGGCATGTTAGCGTCCGTAGGGGTTGGTTTTGTGCCGTGTGTACTCTTCTTCCTCTTCTTCCACTTCCACAGCGGGCGAGGCAATGAGACCAGCATCTCGGAAATAAATCATGGTCTGGGTGAACGTATCAACACCATCATCATTCTTGGCATTTGGGAATAGCTCTGCTTGATCAACAAAGGGTTGTGCCCAACTTACAACTTTACCAGGCTTAACAGAAGACTCTGGAATGTAGATCACGTCCATCTCAAGTATCGGCGCCGTCATGTGGGCGCGGGCGACTTTATCTGCGTTGCCTGGATTGTAGGCTCTGCATGGAATACCTGCGACTTGCAAGTCTTGCAAAATACTTTGCCCCGAAGCCTTCTTCTCAACCAGTACGAAGTCAGCGTGGCGCTGCTGCTCACCATACACTGCACTCCAGTCATCAATGACAGCCTTCTTCAGTGTGGGGTAGGCCATGGTATCGGCCTTGTAGTCCAACAGTATGGCGATCTGCTTGCCCTCATGTTTCGCCGCGCCCCAAACCGTACAAGCGGAGGGGTCTCCGGTCGTCTTTTCTGTGAACGCCGTATCCCAGGACTGTACCACGCAGTCAAACTCAGGCAGCTTCTTGTCTTTGGGCCACAACTGGAAGTGATTCACCTTCAATATGCCGCCACCCGCTGGGGCTGGGCGCTGCTGCATCTGGCCTGCTGTACCGTAACTACCTAGCGCGGTTTCAATCTTCTTGAGTACCTTCTCAGGAAACAGCTCAGGCCATAGCAACGAGCCTTCGGCAGTACGCGGGTCTTTCCAGCCAATACTGGTTGCTTTCTTAGCTGTCCCACTCTCATAGCGCATAGGTATGAACAAGTGTTCATAGTCTTCCATGAGCTCAGATAACACAAAGCCAGAAACGTCCATTTCATGCAGGCGCTGCATTACGATGATGGTTTTTGCCCCTTGGCTTGCCCCACGTGTTGAGAGCGTACCGCCTACCCAGTCTACTGCAGTTTTACGTTCAGCATCCGATTGTGCCTGCTTGGCACTATGCGGGTCATCGACAATAATTCGCCTAGGATGCTCACCTGTTCCACGTCCGCCAACTGATGTTGCTAATCGCCAACCTCTGCCTGTGAGGTCATACTTAGTTTTTTGGTCAGAACCTTTTGTAATCCTAACATGTTCCCAGCGTTGTTTATACCACTCAGAGAGTATAATATCTCGAGTCTTCTGGGCATCTCTCACCGCGAGGTCCTCGCCATATGAGGCGCCCATTATGCGCAGTGATGGGTCAGCTATCCACTCCCAGGCTGGCCACATCACAGACACTAGGATTGACTTACAAGTGCCGGGTGGAATGTTAATAAGCAGGTTACCCAGCTCACCAGCAGAGATGGCTTCTAAGTGTTCAGCAATAGCTTCAAGGTGCCAGTTATTTGAAAACTTAGTCGTAGGCTCAATAATATGCCAAGATTGCTCTACAAAACTCATCAATGAGTTTTCAGCGGCTCTGTAGAGTTTTTCCCGCTTGATGGCATCCATCATGATGGCGGGGGAAATTATGGCGCCCATTTATTGCCTTTTGCTAGGTTTACTTCTGCGTGCACTACTCTCAAATTGTCAGGTACATGTAGCCCACTCGCTAGTGTGCCATTAAGTGGTATAATATGGTCTACATGGTATGCTACACCCACGACGTCGCTCAACCACCGTGCCATAGCATACTTGGCATCAATGCATCTCAGTTGCTCAGCCGTTAACCACTTTGGTGTGCGCTGCTGCTCCGCAGTTCTACGTACTAGGCGCCAAGTAGCAACTTTACCTACATTCCTAGCTCTGTAAGCCTTAGTTGCGGCCTTTGTACTGTCAGAGCCCTTGTTAGAAAGCCTCCTAGCACGGTTATACTCACAGCTATACTTTGTCAACCTAGCTTTGTTAGCCTCAGCGTATTTTCGATAGTACTCCGCCAGTTTATTCTTACCTTCATCTGTAGCTTTCTTATTAGCAAGGTACTTACGACTCCGTGCCGCGTACTCAGCTCTACCTTCTGGTGTGCTGCTCTTTAGCGCATAGAACTTTGCGCAGGCCTTTTTAACCGCTTCAGCACCAACCCTTGTCTTGCGCTTTTCAGCCGCTCTTTGCGCCGTACAGGCTAGACACACACGACCCTCTGGCACACCATGCTTTATGACCCAAGTGCCGCGTACAGCCTCTTTAGTCTCACCGCAAATTTTACAGACGAGACTCTCGGCCATACTACTTCCCCTTATTCGCCTTTTCCAACAGCGCCGCTAGCATATCCAACTCCGAACTCGACAAATTCTTGAGCGCCTCTGAGTCGACCTGAACGGGGCCACCATCGGCACCGGTGACTTCGAGGGTGGAGGGAACCTTACGGGCCATGTACTCAAGCAGCGTCTTGGAAGCTGCGATTCGGTCCTTGGGTGGGAGGAACGGATTGATGCTGATGCGGCGCAAAATGTCAAAGGGGTGCGTACTGTCCTTCATTTGCTGGAGGTACGCCGCTTGTAGCTCCAGGCCCTCGGCACTGAGCGGGTTGACCATCTTGCCACCCTGGGCCTCCATGTATTGCAGGTACAGCACATTAGGGTCTTGCACTTCGAGCCCAGAGCCTAGGTCTTCGTCATCGCCGTCCGAGAATGCCATTGAGGCGCTCCGTGTATGTTAGATTGCGCTATTTATACCGCAGTCTGGACTCAATGTAC